AAAATGGTCATCAAAGCACTGCTTAAAGGTGAGAAAGACACCGCTCTTGAAATACTGCTGGAGTTTGTTTAATGGCTAAAAAGTGTGTGTTCTGCAAGGAAAATCCCGCAGTAATCGAAAGCAAATTCTGCTCAAAGACCTGTATGTATGCGGAACAGCAAAGAGAGTATTTAATCGAGAAAGAGGGATACAAAAAAGAACAGCTGGAACACATCACAGACCCCGCAGAGCTTCCTTTATCAGACAATCAGAAAGATTTTGTGTATGAGTATGTGAAGACAAAAAATGTCGTCAATTCATACAGGACAGCTTTTCCGTCCGCAGTCGGCTTAAACAACAGAGAGGTTTACAGGAAAGCTACATTTCTGCTTAAACTTCCTTTTATCCGTGCGTATGCCAACGAGATAGTTGAGGAATTGAGAAACAGGTTTATAGAAGACAAGTTCAATGTCCTGTTTGTTTTGGATACGATTATAAATACCAACATCAAGCGTTTCTTAAATCCCGACGGAACTATAAAAAGCGTTGACGAAATAGACGAAGACAGCGCCGTAGCGATTAAAAAGCTGACAAGGAGATACCACAAGTCTGGCGAGCTTATGGAAGAGACCATTGAGCTGGAAGATAAGATGAAAGCCATTCAGCTTGTCGGAAAATACTATCAGATGTTCAACGAGAAAAAAGAGGTTGATGTTAAGATTACGCACCTGCTTGATGTTATCAAGAAAGACGATGATGTGGATATAGACACGCTGATTAAAAAAGCCAAAGAAGCTGTCGAGCAGAAAGTCAACGAGAGATACTTGCAGTTTAAAGAGGAGCAGGTTATCGACGCTACGATAGAAGAAACTGAAAAGGTTAAATCCGATGGCAAAAAATAGGGAAGAGATATACCAGCAGTTGAGCGAAGAGGATAAGATAATCCTCAAAGCCTGTGCTAAAAGTTTCGAGTTTTTTGTTACCAAACTTCTTGGCGTTATACCTACAAAGCAACAGCTTGAGGTTATCCGTGCCATTGACGAAGGAAATACGCATATAGCCATCAAGTCTGGTCACGGGGTCGGAAAAACTACCACAATCTCTTGGTTTGTTATTTGGTTTGGGCTGTTCAGAGAAGATACCAAAATCCCTATGACTGCGCCTACCGCTTCACAGCTTTACGATATTTTGATACCAGAGATTAAAAAATGGCGGGATAAACTGCCTGATTGGCTACAAGACGAAATCGAAGTCCAAAAAGAAAAGGTAGTGTTCGCTAGCGGAAACTTTGCTATTGCGAGAACTGCAAGAATGGATAAGCCAGAGGCGTTGCAAGGGTTTCACGGAACTAACATTGCGTTTATTTTAGAGGAAGCCTCTGGTATCCCTGAAAAAGTGTTTGAGGTTGCAGAGGGTGCTTTGACTTCAGACAACTCTTGGGCTATTATGGCTGGTAACCCTACAAGGACATCAGGGTTTTTCTACGACACCTTTGTATCTAACGACGGAACTTGGAAACTCTTTACATTTAGTGGTGAGGACAGCGAAAATGTTAGCCGTAAAGCCATTGAGATGTTTAGAAAAAAATACGGCTACGACAGCGATGTTTATCGTGTAAGGGTGCTTGGCGAATTTCCGAGAGGGTCTGACGACGCAGTATTTCCTGTCGATTTAATTGAGACTGCGATATACAGAGACATCTGGGATAAAACAGGCGTAGAAGTATGGGCGTTAGATGTTGCCGATTACGGAGCTGACAGGAGCGTTATAGCTAAAAGATACGGAAAACACCTGTATGAATATAAGGCAGTTAGGAACTATGACGCCTCTGACTTGGTCGGCTGGCTTGTAAGAGAATATAAGCAGGCTAAAAGAAAGCCGAAAATCATTTTTGTGGATACTATCGGCTCTGGTGCATCAATTCCGTCTATGTGTCAAAAAGTAGGACTAAAAAATGTGATAGGTGTAAAAGCCTCACACAAACCTTTTAATACTGACGAATACCAGAACGCAAGAGCCGAATGGTTTTTTAAAATGCGTGACGCATTGAGAGAAGAGGGTAAACTTATGCACGATGACGACCTCATAGGTGAGCTTGGGGCGATAACATATTTCATCAACGAGCAGACAGGCAAACTTCAAATCGAAGCCAAAAAGAAAATCCGTGACAGACTTGGTCGTTCGCCAGATATTGCGGACGCGTTTGCTATGACTTTTGCCGACGAGGCTTTAGTGGAAATAGAAATTGAAAACGAAGAGGAGCTTGAAATGTTAGACAGCATTCCTTTAACCTACTCATACGGCGGTGGATTATGGTAAGTGAAATACAATTTACAAAAGAGATAAATAAAGACATACACAGAGAGCTTATGCGTGAAGATATGGACAGGTTTGTCAAGCTGTGGAAAGAAAAGAAAATAATCCCTGTGCTTTTTAGCAAGAAAGCTATGGAAGCGTGGATACTTAAAAAGATTTGGCACCTGCTTGACAATAAAAAGCCGATATGCGACAAGATGGGATTGAGTTTAGATAACTGCAAGAAGAAGCTGAAGAGAAAGACATTTCCAAAAAGTGTGACAAATTTGATAGATTTTTACGGCGAAACTCTTGCATATCAAAAAAGTTTGCGGTATAATTCATTAAAGATAGATTTGAGTTGGAAAATCGTGGAGCTGATTTTAGCCGAAGAGCTGTTTAAAGCTGGATACTCTGCAAGCAAAGTTTCTAAAATGCTTGGTATCCACATAAGAAAATCATTCAGAATAAAAAAAAGGTTGAAAGAAAATGGCGAAATCTAAAAAAGAACAGATAGTAGCTCTCTTTGAAGAGGCAAGAAAAGGTTACGAGTTAGTTAAACAAGACTTTTTAGTCCTTGAATACGGATACTTAAACAAGTTACCAGATGAAAAACTTGAAGAACTTAAGCAGAGAGGCAAATCAGTTATCACGCCTAAAAAGGTTTATGCTAAAATCAGAAGAATACTTATATCAATAATGAAAACTTACTTTGAAAACAATGAGTTTGCTAAACTTACTCCTATATTTGACACTGACACAAATAAACAACAAATCCAAAAACTCCAAATGGCTTTTGATAATTGGGTTAACAGAAGAGTTAATTTTTATACAAGGGTAAGACCTATCGTAAGAGACAGCCTTGTTTACGGAACTTGCTGTGCGAAAGTTTATTGGAATAACGGGCTTCACCTTGAAAGAATTAAGCCTCACGATTTTTGGCTTGACCCTAACGCCGAAAACATATTCGACATTCAGTATGTAGTCAATAGAGTTTATACTACAATCTCTCTTCTTAAAAAACAATTCGGAAACAAAAAGATTTTTAAAAAATACATCGGCTCACAGATAGAAAGCAGTGAGATACCTTTTTCACAGGACGACTTGGGGGATACCTCAAGAATTGAAGTGTATGACATTTACAGGCTGATTAATGGTAAATGGTATGTCTCAACTATGTTGCCAGACTATTCTTTCGTAAGAATTGACGAGCCTTTGAAAGACGGGCTTCCTTTTGTGTTCGGCATTGTGGAAAATCAATTCACATACACAGGTGAAAAAACGATTAAAGCTCTTGGGTATCCTATCGTTGATTTGATGATACCTTTACAGGAGCAATACACAATCACAATCAATCAGCAGTTTGACGCAATAGATAAACAATTAAATCCTCAATTCCTTGCTACAAAACAGGCTGGGTTAAGTGAGAAAACTTTACGCTCAAACAAAAAGCTCTTACAGGTTACAGACCTCAACAATGTCAGGGAACTCCCTCAACCTAATGTAAATCAGTCATTCCTTACAACCGACAGAGTTGAGCTTGACTTACAAGAAGTATCAGGTATTACAAAACTATCGCAAGGTATTATCGACAAACATCAGAACACAACCGCTACGGGTATGACTATCCTTACACAGGAAGCCAACGAGGTTGTGGCTGATATTATACGCTCATTGAATGAGAGCTTTTTCGAGCCTTTAATCAAGAGAATAGTAAAACTGATTTACAAATATGACGAAAATCCTTTGCTTTACGGATTAAACAGAAGTCAGAATATAGACTTTAAAGTGCAGATTAATACAGGTGTAGGAGCAACAAACAAAGAAGTTCAGTTACAGGCTATTACGACAGCAGAGCAGACCGCTATGCAGAACTTGCAAATTGCTATGCAGATGGGAGACGCTGAAACGGCACAAATGTATAGGGATATACTAAACAAACTTTACATTGAGAAACTTGCGACAATAGGTTTAAAAAACATTCAGCACGAAATGAAAGGAGCAATGGGCAATGGAGAACAGCAATCAGACGCTGGAACAGGAGCAACTTTACAATCAGAAGTTGCAGGAAATCAAATTAATCAGGCAGACTTCAGTATGGCAGGAAATACAGAGTGAGCTTGAAAATCAATATCAGGCTCACTTTAAAAACGCAATGAATACTGCTTTACCCGACAGCAATAGAGTTCATCATCTTGAATTTATGAGGGCTATCGGGATAGCGAAGTCAATGCTTGATTTTATTGAAGAACAAATCTTGGAAGAAATGAAAGGAGACGAAGATGGCGAAAG